AGATCTACACTCTTTCCCTACACGACGCTCTTCCGATCTATCTTTGGTCAACCCAATAGTATGGGAAACGGTATCCGGGTGGAAGCTCGATTTCGATGGAGCCTGCCCGAAAAGTGTCCCTGCCGGAATAACGATATCTTTCTTGAGTCTGTGTGCCATTACTCTGTCACCTCATAATCGCATTGCGGATTAACCTCGAACCTGACAAACTTAATCGTCTGGTGCCCCTCGAGCAGCGCCCGCGCTATCCGGTGCCGCCCGTCCATGATTTGCCCGTCCTGGTCCATAATTACTGGGTACTGCATATCGACTGCGTTAACGTTACGCATATGCTCTACGAAATCACGCATGTAGCCTATTCCGGTCAACATGCCTGAGATTCGTAGACCCGATACCGGCATCTCTTGGACGGGTAAATCTTCCGCAAGAGCCCACAACGCCGACATTAACCACCGTTTACCATCGAATCCCCATGTGCATCTCCCGGGGTATTCCCACGCGCTGCCAACTTTGAGTGATCCGTCCGTTTCTTTTTCTGCCATTTATGCCCCCGTTCCGCCTAATAGGTTTGATGCTGCTGTGCCAAATGCGCCACCGGCCATGCTTTCCTTCTCGATCTTCGCAGCTTCGTCAATCGGATCAAAGTCTTCTGGAAAATCGAACTCACTTTTCTCCATGGCCTCCCATATTGTTTCCCGGGAAAATAATTTGTTGCGGTACATCTCGGAAAACGCTTTTAACAGTTCAGCCGACACCTTTTCCACGTCGAAGTCGTTGTTATACTCGATCGTGATCTTATCTACAAGTTCGGGCTTGCCCAACCACTTGGCGGCGAGCGCCCAACATCTCGTCTCTGCGTCTTCCCAATTCTGCGATGCCGTGGACAATTGGCTATGGAGTTGCTGATTATCAATTTTCTTGGCTTCTGCGCTTTCCCCCACCTTGGACTCGGGCCGGACCATTCGGAGGGCAATCTCTCGGATTGATACCTCATCGCGCCGGACCTTTCCGTCCAGGGCAGCGAATGAGTTGCCGCTCGGCTCGATGAAGCCTGACTTGGCTTCAGAATCACTATTGACTAACCCGTTTGAACTAGCCTTTATGTACCCGGTTATGTCCTCGGGAGAGAACCCATAAAAGTATTGCTGGGGAAACGCCGTATCGAATAGAGACTTATCGAGGGCATTCTCCAGCATGTAGGCCCGCTTGAGAAGACTCGCCACGTCCTTGATACAGGATTCGCCCACCATCTCCTGTTTTTTGCTGAAATAGATGGGCTCAACAGGAACCTCGCCGCACGGATGGGCTTTCTCGGGACCGAGCACAAGCTCACTCTTCTCGTTCTCCTCCCAGATCACCCATTTTTTGCGATACCAGATTCGGTATTTCTTTGTGGTTTTTGGCTTCTCAAATGGGTCATCTTTCTTAGTTTCGGTTTCGTCCACCACAACATACGCCAGCCCTGCATCGTCGTAGCCCCAGGCAGGCACCTTTTCCGCTGCTACCGAAATGAAGTATGGTCTTATGCCCAGCTTCTGAGAATCCGCGAGAGTTGCGTTCTCTGCGCCCTCGTCAACCTTGGTTTGGTCAACCACTATAAACCGGATCCCGGTCCCCGCCGCCTTCGAATCTGCATCTTGAAAAAACGCATTTGCGGTGTTTGTGAGCGTATCGACATTGGGGACAAATTTCTCTAATTCTGGAGGGAGACCTCTATCCGGCGGCTTCCTCCATACCGAAGACGTAAAAACAGTAACGATGGGCGCGGCGTGATTTTTATATGTGGCAAGGCCCTTCCTGATCTTGTATTGCGGGTCGCTCTCGTACGCGTGCTTTGGAAGATATGTATCGTTCTTTTCGATCCGCTCCCCGCCCTCTACGAGGTCTTCCCACAGCTTGTATTTCGGGGCCTGATCTTCGAACTCAGGGTTCGGAACTATCTGTTTCTTGTCGGCCATTTTCTACCTCTTACCTTCCTATCGTCTCCACATTAAAAGCTCATCCAGTACGACCCGACTTGACCTTCTTTTGCCAAGATTTAATATCCTCCACCCGAAAAGCCATATTTGGATACTATATTCGAGCACTGATAGATTTAGTACCGTTCCGCGATGCTTTGCCCACTCGATCGGCCACATCCAAAAACCTAAATGCTTTGTCCTTTTCACTTGGATCACCTCTTGAAATGGGACATTTCTTTTTTCTTGATCGGAAACTTCGCGTTGATGTAATACCGAATTGAAGTCCCGATGTCCTGAACTCCTGCCTCGTCTCTCTCTTCCTGGAAGCTGGACCCGCTTTTAAGCTGGATCGTGCCGAGTTTATTCACAGTAGGGCATTTGTTCGGGTTAACGAAAAAAGATCGCTTCCCGGTAGCGTCTATGATTTTTGCCCTAAGAGAGTTCTGGCCGTCCTTGATCGGGCCATTGGACCGAGGGACTTTCATATAAACCTTGAACCCTGCCTTTTGGAGCATATCACGGATAATGATATAAGCAGACTCAAGCCCGTGCTTCTCGCCCTTATTACCGTCAGCATCCCCATAGACATAGACGGGGCACTTTTTATGCTCTTTGTATCTCTCGATGAATTCAGTGGCTGCGTGCTGCGCCTCTGCTCCCTTAATCACGATCTCGTCAACAGCATAAACGCTCCCTCCGTCCTCCTGGAGAATTGCAGAGCATAGCGGAACGAAGTTAAAATCGTGAGTCCAGATAATCGGCAGCCCTGGGTCGAACTCTCTGTCGGTGTAATTCTTCGGCCCATAATTGGCGTAAACGTAGGATCCTGGCTCAGAGTTCCCATATTGATTGAGAATGAAGACCTTGACCCACTCGATCGTCTTGCCTGGAAGCTGCTTGAAATAGTAGTCGAACCCGATCGTATGGTTAATTATGTTTTCGGCTTGCGGGTTCTCTACGAAATTAGGTTCTTGATCGGTTCCGAGATTTAACAGGGCTGGAGGTTGCTCGAAAAACTCCCAATCTTCCGGCTGCTCCTCTTCCCCCATTTCGTGCCACCAGTTAGCCTCGTCTGGCGAGTTGGTGTCCATGATTATTCCGGACCAATTGAAACCGCCTGCTGCCTTAGCAGGGTATCGGTTAACCCTACCGGTCCCCATGGAAATATGGGAGTAATGAATCTCCGACGCCTCGTTGAACCATATGCCTGTGAACTCGATTGATTTAAGCTTACGGATATCTTTAGGGCGGTCGAGGGCGAGGAATACAAGTTGGAGTTCAATAGTGGTTCCGTCTGCAAGGGGCATCTTGAGAATGCCTGTTATCGGGTGGCCGTAAACTATATCCGTGAAATCACCAAACCACTCGTTCCATGTTTCGATAGTTGTGGTCTTGAGTTCTCCGTAGGTGTTTCGGACGATCCCCCATCTGGAGGACCGGACACCGTTATGCACCTTTTGCGTCATAGTCTTGGAGAAAACTTCCCAACAGCACCCGACGCTTTTGCCTGAATTGTGATGGATGACCCCGTCGACAGTAACGTAATTATTAGTTAGCGGGACTTGCATATCGTAATATTCGCGCTTGACTTCCTCTCTTTGTATAGATATTATCTTTGTAACCCTTTTGGTACTGGAGCAAATGAATGAGTCGCATAACTGATCAGATAGTTGAAATGTCGAGTGGAATAGTTTCGAGCCGCGACATAGCAAGCACGTTAAACGTTTCTGCGCGCTACGTGCGCCGTGTCCGAACCAAGTTAAACCTTCCAAGGCCTTCAGTTGGCGCGCCTTGCGGAGAGAAGAATCCATCTTACGTATCAGGGAGAATAATCGACCTTGACGGCTACGCCCTTGTCTCTTCGCCCCTTGGGCACCCGAATGCGAGAAAGAGAAAGGACCGAAATTACGGACACGTGCTCGAACACCGCCTAATAGCAGAGAAGCACATAGGTAGGTATCTGCTGAAAACCGAAGTCGTCGACCATATAGACGGACTACGCTTACATAACCACGAAACAAACTTGCGGATTTTCCAATCAAACGGCAAGCACTTACAGGCGACCATAAAAGGTGCGCCAAAGAGATGGAGCACAAAGGGGTTGCAGAACATTGGGACAAGGTCTGATCTTGGGATAAAGTTTCAACCCGTCGATACTTATCATCTCCGCAAAAAACGAGGTGATGTCCGGCTGATGCAAATTCTCCTCGCATCGTTGAGGTTCGATATAGAAAGTCCTTTCCTTTTAGGAACGACCCGCTACATCGAAGAAAGAGGAATTGACCCTCGCTCTCGGACCAGCTTAAAACACGCATTGAAGAAGTTATATCTTGCATGGGAACGAGACCTGTTGACGTGATAATCATCGTTTCGCCAGCGAGGCATCCTATGGGCCCCCTAATGCCACGGACAAAAGCATCGGACGCATGGAACTCGGCCACTGTATTCTCGGCCTGATAGTTAATCTCCATCGGGCTTCTTTCCGAAATTGGCGTTGATGATTACATTAGGCTGTGAAGATTTGTCTTGGTTGAACATTCCAAGATGTTTGGCGAGAGAATCGAGAGCGCCTTTCTTATCGATTAACTTAAATTTCTTGATATCTACCGGGGCTTCAGGGCCGCCACTCGTCGATGCCTCAAAGCCTCCAAGGCAAGCGGCCGTGTCTTCGTCAAGATCGGTTATCTTCTTTACGCTCCCATCGTCCTCAAAAAATCCCCTTGGATCTAAAAAGGCTATCCTGGCGTATTCTTGCAACACTCTATCTTGAGTTATTTCTGTTCTCTGTGACCTTCGATCCTTTGCGTTTTGAATAGCAAGCGCAACATTAGGCTTTCTTAACAGCCGCGAAGCTCCTACAGCCGCCGCCTCGTCGCTATTCGTCCTGGGATATGCAACCCGATATGCACGGGTTCCATTGAGATCAATAAGATACTCATCCACAAAGACTTTCTGTTGTTTGGTCAGTTTCAGCAATACGCCACATTAATGTAAAAGTTAATATTTCTCCTCGAAACTGCAAGATCCCCAACCACCAAAGAAAACACCGAGTCCCCCGCCTGAGGAACTTTTACATTAGATCGGAAG